TAATCTTAATCAGGAAGCTGCTAACCGAGCTTACCAACAAACACAACTTAAGCTGAAGGGTGAGATGGAACGCGCATCTCAACAGGCAGAACAGGGCCTTGTAAGGCGTCTCCAGGCGCAGGGAACCACCTTGGCTGCTGGACGTACTGGACAATCAATTGGGGGCCTTCTGACCGATGCTGAGCGTGTTGAAGGAAGGGATCTTGGAGCACTTGGTATGAACCTTGCTTATGCTCAACAGGATTACTTCTTTGGCATGGAAAGCATTTATAACCAACAAAGGTCTGCGGATATTGGAGCCGCCTCTCAGAGGATTGCTGCTCCTAGTGCCGGTGGTCTGGTGTTGGGTCTTGCTGGAGCTGCTATGTCTGGTGTGTCAGCTTATCAATCCTTGAGACCGCCATCTCCTGGAAGGACCCCTCGTCCACAAGCTATTCCCGGCGCTCAACTGCCTGGTGGTCGAGCTGGCACAATTGTTAATTGGAGTTAATCAGTGGCTAGTATTTATGAATCCCCTGGCCAGCAGGTTGCTCTAACTGGACCTCAAGCAAATACTTCTTTTCAACCCGTCGAAGCATATGATCCAAGTAGGATGATGCTACGGCAGTCCGAACAGGATCTTAGGGCATTTGCTAATTTCAGTGAAAGTCTTACTAAGTTCATCACTGATAAGGCAAAAGAAAGAAATGAGCAAGAATTGAATCTTGGTATCGCTGATATTCTCAATGGAGAATTGACGATGAAGCCAGATCAAATGAATGCTTATCAGCAAAATGTAAAGCTTCTTGAGCAAGCTGCCGACAGTGAGATTAATGCCGCTAGTCAACTAGCTGAAGTCGATCCAGGTGCTGGTGAGACTTATCGTCAACAGAATCGTGCGATCAGTGGGTGGCGAGCATATGGTCAAGCTGTTGGTAAGGCACAGATGGCTGCCAGCCAAGCTGAAACAATGCTTGGATCCTTTTTGAGGGATAGTAAGGAGATTCTTACCATCCGTCAACCTGATGGCAGTATCAAACAGTTTACCGCAGCAGAAGCCGAGAATCAGCCTGAACTGATGGCTGCTTATGGTGTTGGTCTTCAGAAGTTCATGCAAGCCACTGGAATCGTTGGTTTGAATCCAGCTATTCTTGTTGAAAATCTTACTCCTACCATGCTACGGGTACGGGCTAAGGTGATTGGGGAACGGATGAATGAAATCACCCGGGCTCGTCAAGAGGCTGAAAAGGAAGAGATCAACATCGGCGTGGGTCAGAACCTTGAAGGACTTGGTAATCCTGAACAGGCACAAGCAGTATTTTCTGCTCTGCTTATGATGGGCAAACAGACCTTTAATGGTAACTGGTCTCAAGCTAATCAGTTTGTCAACGAAGCTGTTCTTAGCAAGCTGGCAGCATTGGGTGTTGGTAATCCTGAAAAGGCTTCCGCAATCCTTGATTCGTATTCTGGACTTCTGCTGAATCCTCAAAAACCAGAACTTGGTACGGTCTACAATCGGTATGCGGCAGAGATCGAAAAGACTCGCGCATCCATTAAGGGGTCTGCTAGGGAATTGGCTTCTGAAGAAGAAGCTGAAATCAAGGATGAGATTAACTCCATTTACAATACGTGGAGATCTGCTTCCGAAACTGGTAATCTTGCTGAATCACAGCGAGCATTTGATGCTGCGGAACAAGAACTAAGTAAGCTGGCTGCCACCTATCCAGAAGCTACGGAAGCCCTTTCTAGGATGCGTCAGGTTGGCCGTAACTTTAATAGTCTTACTGAGGAAAGCGTTACCAAGGCTGTTGCCGGAGGTTCGATCAAGAGCCGTGCTGAGCTTCAACTGTTGGCTGCTAATGGATACATCAGTGCTGATACTGCTAATAAGCTATCGGAGCAGCTTCCTGAGGATGATTCTTCGGAGATGGTTAAGACTCTGCGTCCTCGGATGGAAGCATTTGTCCGTAATCAGCTTCGTGGCATCTTCAAGGTTCAAGGTGCTGACTTTGATTCCTTTAAGGATCAGACCCTTCCTCTTGTTGGAGCATTGACTGATGAGCTGATGGAAGTCGGTTTGTCCAAAATGCTGGAGCTTAAAGCTGCGGGTAAAACTACAGGCACTGCTCAGCTTCAATCACTCTTGGAGAAGCAAGCCCTAGATGCTCTAAAGACTGAAAGGTTCAAGCCTATCATTCAAAACGGTAGGGTAATTCTTCCTACTCCTGGTCGCAACCTTCCCGCTGTCGTTCCTTACCAAACTGGTCCTAATGGTAGGGACTATTCCCGGCAAATCATTAACCGTCTTCCCCCGGTAGTCTCCGCCAAACGTGATGTGCTTCTTGATGCTGAAAAGATTCAAGCAAACATTGATGCTCTTAATAACGGTGGAGCACCTAGTTCTGATCTGGTAACGATTGCTAAGGCTTCTGGATTGTCTGTTCAACAGGTCCTTACCCAACAGGCCCAAAAGAACGGCATTACCTACACCCCTAGCTCCTCCGATAGGGCAGCCCAACAGTTCCAAGCTAACTCTAGGTTGGATCCTTCTGCTGCTCAAATCCTCGCTAATCCACGATCAACAGCTTCCCAACGCATCCGTGCTACGGCAAGACTGGCTGAAGCAAAACGTAGACAACAACAAACTTCCATGACTACATCAAGTGGGAAAACTTTTGGTGCTGGGGACTATGGTGGTCTGGCATCTCTGATTAGTAGCGGAGAGGGTGGCTTTAATTCAGTCAACCGTGGAACTGCTGGTGACACGCCTGGTGGTATGAACCTTACCAGCATGAGCATTGGGGAAGTTGAAAAACTTCAGAATCAAGGTAATGTGTTTGCTGCTGGATTTGCACAATGGATTCCTGGCAACCTTGCTATGGCCCGTAGTGCTGCTGGTCTGTCTCCTGAGGACAAGATGACCCCAGAGAATCAACTGAAGATGTTCTGGGCTTATATTCTTAACTCCAACAAACGTCCTGCCCTGCGGGATTACCTCTTGGGTAAGAACAATGATCTGAGAACTGCTCACAGGGAACTTGCTCGTGAATGGGCGGCTGTGGCAGGTCCAGAAGGCTATGGTTATTATGACAATGATAAGGCAGGCAATCGAGCCAGCCTTGAAGCTAAGCGTGTTCAGCAAGCCCTTGTGACTGCTCGTAAACAAATTAGCGGCACCTAAATAGATGGAACATAGAAGTCTATTCTGCGGGGTAGACTTCTCCATCACCCTTACCTTTCAATAATCCACCTCTGCGGAGGTAATTAACCAACACAAAGATGGCAGAAATTGTACCTGGACGCTCTACTGGATTGCCTATTCGGCAAGCCTGGCAATATGCTGAAGAGCAGGAAAAACGGAACAAGCAACAAGCTGAACTGAAAATTAAAAAGGAAGAGGAAGCCAAACGAAAGAAACTTTTGGCTCAACAAAAGGCCGAACAGGAACGTAAGGCAAAGCTTGATGCCTCGATGGTTAACCCCGTTCAGGGTCTTCAAGGTGTAACTCAACTCCTTACTGGCACCGGAGAAAGGAAGAACAAAGCATACGTGCCTGGACTTACTGAAGCTGCTGCCTTTGCAGAAGAAGCTAAAAAGTCTGTTGTTAAAGGCGTGGTAGGTGTCGCAGAGGGTGTCCTTAATGTGGGCACCCAGGCGGTAATGGATCTCACCGTCAACCGCAACAGGGAAAAGGATGAGTATCTTCGTGCTGCTTATGACTTCGGTGTCACCCCTAAAACTCAGGTAGGACAGGCTGCTTCCAAGATTCTTGGATTTATTATTGGCACCCGTGTTGCTGGTAAGGCCCTTGGTCCTGTTGGGAAGATCGGTACGGCTCCTGTTCCTACTGGTCTCAAGGGTGGAGCCAAGCTTGCTGCTCAAACCCGTAAGCTTCTTACCGATGGCTTGATTCCAGGTGCTGTTGCTGACTTTATCCTGACCGACCCCCGAGAAGGTAACCTCAGTAGTTCCATTCGTGATCTTGTCCCCGAACAGTATCAGGACAATGTTGCCTTTGCTCTTGCGGCGAAGGAGGATGACAACCCTTGGGTTAACCGACTCCGTTCGGTGTTTGAAGGTGGTCCCCTCAACGCTGCTGGCAACGGCATCACTGCTCTTATCTTTGGTAACAAGGCTGCTAGGGCCGTCAAGGCTGCTGGTGGATCCGATGATGAGGCTCTAGGCGTAGGCATCAAGGCTGCTGCGGAGAAGTCCGAGGAGCTTATACAAGGCGACCTTAAGGCGTCTGAAGCTGAACGGGTACGGTGGACCGATGCTCAAGAACAAGAGATGCTTAGTCTCCAAAGCCGTGAGCAAAACATTCAAGATCGTCTTGCTGGGTTGGATCCTGAGGATGAAGTATCCATTAAACTTAATGAAGAGCTGGAGCAGGTACGTCTTGCTCAGGCTGATCTGGAGAACACCATCTTTGAGGGTGCTGATCCTAATGTTAAGTATGAGTATTGGGAATCACAAGCAGCAATCCGCACTGGCGACATTAACGATGCTGTAGCCAAACAGATTGAACTTGAGGGTGGTTATACCCGTCCTCAAAGTGAGACTGGTTTTGTTCCTGGTAAACAGATCTCTCACGGTGGTGGCAATAAGGTCTTTACTGATGCTCAACTTCGCATCATGAATGTGAGTGAGGGGGCAGAAGAAGTCATCAAGAAGTATCAGAAACAGATTGACTTTAAGCAAATTGCTCGTAAATCTGGCCGTACGGTGGATCAAGTGGTGGCAGATGCAACTCGCATCTACACTGATTTCATGGATTCCCTTCGGACCTATGATGATATTGTGTCGGAAGGTGATCTGATCAAGAAGCTGTCGGAGGTTGGAGGAACCCTTACTGAACCCAAGGGAACTTTCCCAACTCCTGAGGGTAACATCGCTGTTAAGGCAATCGCTTCTGATCTCTCTGCTCAGATCTATGACATTGCTTATGGTGCTGAAGAGATTGACTTTGCTCAACTCGGAGGTGCTAATAACTTTGATCGCCTTGTGGATCGGTTCACAGGTCTTCTTGAGATTTATAAAGCTGGTGCCCAATACATGGGTGGTGGCTTGAATGTCTTCAAGATCAAGTTAGGTGCTGATGCCCCTGGTGAAGCTGCTGAATCCCTTCGTAACTTTGAAGGAGAAGATTCGCTAACGATCCGTCAAATTCGTAAGTGGGCAAGTGACATCAAGGATGCCTTCCGTCGTGGAGATCCTGATGCTCAAGATCAAATGCGAGCACTGACTAGGGCAATGGTTCTTGCTGGTGGTGACCCATCCAAAACTATTTCCTTTGGTCGTACTGCTATTGAGATCTTTGGCAAGAACCAGATGGGTGTGTTTTATAACAGCATCTTGTCTGGAACCAAGACCATGATCCGTAACCTCAGTGCTGCGTATCGGCTCATTGAAGCCCCTACTAGCATTGCTCTTATGGGTATGCGAAGGGGTGATCCGGCGCTTGTGAGGTCCGCTATGGCGGGTCTTCATGCTATTACCACCTCTACCCAGGAAGCCCTTATGGTTGCTTCTCGGACGTGGAAGACTGGCATCCCTCAAACGTGGACTCCAAAGATGGTTGTGGAGCAAGCCGAAATGGCTGCCATGATCGAGTCCATGGAAAAGATGGCCAAAAATCCACGCGAGGAAATGGTTGTTGGATTCCTCAAGGGACACATGCGTGTTGCTCAAATGTTCGACTTTCCAAGTAAGATCTTGATGAGCACAGATGACTTCCTTAAGACCATCCTTGTAAGGCAACGGATTGCTGAGCAGTCCATGTATAAAGCAATGACTGAAAGCAAAGATCCTATGGATGTTGCTGGAAAGGTCAAGGTTTACATGGATGAATACTCTAAGTTCATTGATCCTCAGACTGGACGTGTTAAGGATGCTGGTCTCCAGAAGTATGCCGAAATTGGTACGTTTCAAGAAGATCCAGGTGTTGGTATCAATAGCCTGAGTATGTTCCTTGAGAATATGCCCTTTGTTGGTCCTCTTGGTAAGCTTGTTGTTCCCTTCCTTAGGACCCCTGCTAATATTCTCCGTTATCAAGTTCAGCACACGCCTCTTGTTGGTAAGTACGCAGGTGAATATCAGGCAGTTAAACAGTCTGGTGATGAACTTCGCATTGCCGAATACGAGGGTCGTGAGATGATTGGCGCAATGACCATTGCTGTTGGAGCTGGTCTGGCCGCCAATGAGATGATCACAGGCAACCTTCCTGCTGATCCGCGTGAACGTGCTCGCTGGCAAACCCTAGGCATTCGTCCTCGTGCTGTCAAGATCGGTGATAAGTGGGTCTCCTACAATACTCTTGAACCCCTTTCCAACATCCTTGCTGCTTCGGCAGACCTTGTGATGCTTGCTAAGAGTGGCCTCAATGAGGATTGGGTAGAGACTCTTGTTGGACAACTTGGCCTGTCCATCGCTGCTTCCCTTACGGAGAAGAGTTACTTTGCTGGCCTTGAAGCCCTCGCCGCTATTGCTGATCCTTCTCAATTGATGAAGGGTGACACGGTACTCAAGGGTCTTCTTCAGACTGGCAATAACATGATTCCCCTTGCCGGGGCTCGTCGGGCTTTTGCTAACTCTTTGGACCCCTACATGAGGGAATTTGAAAACGAGTATCAAAAGGCCGCAGCTGCCGCTATTCCGGGCTACAGCCGCTTCCTTCCTGAAAAGATCAACGTTCTTACAGGTCAACCTCTCAAGGGCCCTAATGGAGGCCCCTGGAACGCGCTGGTGCCGTTTGAGACTGGTCCCGATAATAAGGATCCAGTTGCTAAGATGCTAATGGAAGCTGAGTTTAACTGGGGCGATACCCTTGAGGTAAGTCCGATGGGTTACCGACTCAGTGGGGAAGAGAAAAGCTACATCCGTAATGAGATGTCTCGTAATGGTCTTCGTAGGGAATTGGATGATCTCCGCAAGCTTTCCTGGTTTAAGCAAGACATGGCTAACTGGAAGGCCCGCAGTATCGGTGATATTGGCACAGATCGTAATCAATGGCCACGGTTCTACACTGCTATCCAAGACATTTGGGAAAGCAGCCGCAACAGGGCCTTCGATAAGATGGAAGCTGAAAAGATTGAAACTGGTGAGAAGGTCATCAAGCTCCGCAAGGCTCAAACCAACATCAAGGCAGGTCAATATGATCTCAGTAAGCCGATGACTGCTGAGGACTTTAGTAGCGCAGATGAGGCTGGTATCAATCAGGTTTATAATGAATTGCTTAATTTCCGGTAAATAAGCCCCTTAGACAATGGCAATCACCCAAAACACATATACGGGAAACGGCTCTAACAAGCTGTTTTCTATTACATTTCAATACATTGATGAGGATAGCGTTAAGGTTTATCTTAACAATGTTCTTCAAACCACTCCAACTCAATACTTCTTTGCCAACCTAACCCAGATTGAATTTATCCTAGCTCCTGCTAATGGCGCTACGGTACGCA